ACTGTGATGTTACCACCAAAGGCAAAAGGTGCATTACTTGCCGTGCCAATGTAATCTACTATGGCACTATTTGCTCTGCCTGTGGTATAATATAAATTTGTACTACCTTCACTAAGGTTATCTGTGGTATTTGTGCTTATTACTGTATTTGTACGAGCATTTGTAAAATATAAATTTGTTGATCCTTCAGTGAGATTGTCAGTTGTGTTGTTACCTATTGCAATGTTTGCCTGTGCTTGTACAATGCTGTTTGTTAATTCTATGTTGTCAGCATTTACCGTAATACCATATCCTGAACCTACATTTAGTGTGACATTACCTGAATTGCCACCGCCTGTTAAACCTGTACCTGCTGTAACACTTTCAATATCACCTATTTCTGATATACTGATTACACCTGTACCACTGTCATAACTTAATGGCGATGTTGCACTGATTGATCCTCTTGCCCTTGCTGTTGTAAAATATTGATTATCGCCTTCAGTTATATCTGTTGTGGTTAAACTTTCTGAAATAACACCTGTGTTTGCATCATAATTTATATTGCCTGTTGCTGAAAGGTGTGCTCTGACTTCTGCCGCACTTGGACCAGTGTATGTCATTATACCAGTTCCACTGTCATATATGAAACTACCATCACCACCAGTATCTGCTGAACTAAAGAATCCTCTGATTTGTGTGGTGTTGGCTGTAATGACTCCTGTACTGCTGTCATAATCTACGCCACTGTTAGCACTTAAATGTGCTCTTACTTGCGTTGGTGCGGCGGCTATTCTTGCGTTTGCTTCAGCCTGATTAGGCCCTGTGTATGTGAATACACCTGTAGTTGAATTATATGCAAATGATCCATCTCCGCCTGCATCTACGGCACTTAAGGCAGTTCTTACTGCTATATTAGATACACCTGTTGCGGCGCCTACTGTAACTGTTGTTGGAGTAGAAGTTACTGCTACTGTGTTAAGGGTAGTATCTACACTTATTGTGGATGTATTTGCGGTTACTGTGATATCTGCCATTTAGGTCTCCTAAGTTGTAGTCAGTGTTATAAATCCTGGTTCATCACTTGGCTTACCTAATGTTGCATCTGGTGAATATCTGTGAATGAGAGCCCATCTATGTTCGTCAACTGTGTTTGGTGTTACACCTGTGTCAGTCCATCTTACACCAACCACTGTAATTGGTGTTTCTCCTCTACTATCTGGTAAAACATTGCCTGCATAGATACCGCCTGGTAATGTAATGTTTACTTCGCCTGTTGCGGCACTGATTACATTTACATTACTTGCACCTATTTCTGTGTTGGCAAAATAACCTGTTACTGTTGATGTACTGAAACTGGGATTTCCAGTTGTTCTGTCGTATGTCATTGCATCTACGACAAGGGTTTGGGCACTAAGTTCAAATGTATAATTTGATATATTTGTGCCATAATTGTATGCAAATGTTGATGCTGAATCTTTGAATACTTCCAATACTTGGACATTATCTGCACCACCTATATAATTTGCAAAACTTAAAAGTCTTCCACTCATAATATTCTACTCCTGAAGGGTATTCTTATAGCACTGAGGCACTATAAGCAATTTTTACTTGTATATTTATCTGTTTAGTTAGGTCTTGTGGGCCAAACTATGTTATTAATGTTTGTTTCACTGCTGTAGGTATCTGGCATGTCTCTTAGTGCTTGTCTATATGTTTGCCATTCTGCTTTTTTGCTGTCACTCAATGGTGAATCTGCGGCCTGTGTCCAGTCACTTAATTGTAATAAATCTTGTCTTCTCATTCTGATTTCTTTACCAACATCTATTGTTGGTTCTGGTTTCGATTCTATTACATGCGGATCTACACTGACATTTACACAGAAATCATCTATTTGACCTTTTAAATCATAAACCATGCTACTCAAATGACTTCTATTACTCAGCATTCTTTGTAGACTACTTGGTGCTATTTTGATATTCTGTTCAATGTGCCCAGTTGTATTATTGTATATGATTACTTTATTGTGCATTAGAATATGTCTCCTTTGTTAATTCTAACCCAGTCATATTTCAAGTTTGTGAAACCTATTTGTCCACCACTGTTTGTATCCATTGTGTTTTTACCACGCAACACTATATTACCTGTGCTTAAATCTGCAGGTATTGTTAGTTTTCTCACTGCCACCATGTTCTCTGGTATTTTAGTGCTATAGTTAATTGATGTACCAAATTCTTCTGCATTAAAGTTGCCTTGTATGTCTGATGTTACAACATTTGCTCTAAAGGAAAAGTTTGCCAAACCTGCATATGGTAATGCTCCTACTGGTGTTGCACTGGCAATAAAACTGTAATCTCCTGGTTCTAATCCATCTAAACTGAGTTTGAAATCTAGTTCTCTGGGAGTAAATATATCTTTAACTACATCTGTGTTACTAAATGCTAAATTACTTGCAGGTTGGTCTTCAATCTGTGTACCAACAGCCAAGTTAGCCAATGGTGCAGTTGGTATATAACCACCCCATATGTCGCCATCGTATACCAGTGCTGTACCTGATATATTTCCTACTGGGTTTGTGATTAATCCACTACTTACATTATCAACTGTGAATGTGCAATCATGTACTGTGTCAACACCACCTAGACTTGCACCACTTATTGTAACTGTATCACCTATAACAAAATCTGCTGTACTTGATGTAACAAAAACAGTACTATATGTGCTTGGTAATTGTTTAAATACTGTCATTACACAACTAGTACCACTTCCTGATACACTTTTGCTTGGAGCATTTGATATAATGTTTTTAAATATTATTGGTGGTGTTATAATTGGTGGTATAACTGGAGGTATTACAACATTTGCATTACCTGGATCATTAGATGTGGTTTGTGTAACACTCACATTACCATATATGTTATTGTTATACTTGATCATTGTCATTTCAGTTGTCAATGCACTTGATTCATCTTCTTTTTCTTTGATACGCATAACACGATATTCTGCATTAGTCAAACCATACACATCATTTGTTACTTTTACAACATCACCTACATCTATTTGTAGTGTGCTGTGATCACCACCTAAACTTAATATTTGATTGTTTCTGGTTTGACTTAGATCAATGTTTGCTAATGTTTTTGCTTGTATGTTGTTGTTGATCATGTCTATTCTGTAATCAAGTTTGTTGTCTGGCTCATTTGCCATTCTATTACCTGCGGCTGTTTCTATGAATACTGTATTACTTTGATCTTTTCTTTGATGATCTGCAAATTCTACTTGTATTTGATTATACTGATCAAATAAACTGGTGTTTTGCACTTTTATACCACTGATAATATTGTCATCATTCAACTCAAAAGCACTACTTGTATCTTCTGTGTGGTTCATTTTGATTTTAAACTTACCTTGTTTGCCATCAAACATAAAGAAGGCACTACTTGCCATACAGATTTTATCCATGTTGGTTTTAACTGTGTCAAATGTGCTTAATACTCCGTCAATTGTATATCTTTTACGAGTAGCACTACCGCCTCCTGCAGGAGTATATGGTATTAGTTCATTTGATATAGATTTCATTGAAGTTGCACCACTTCCTGTAAGACTATCTGTGTCAATGTCTGCAGTTTGTAAACCTGCACCATATCTACTGTTAGTCATGTAGTCTAAAAGTACTTCTCCTGGATTATTTAGACTGTTTTGTACTTCTATACTGAGTGCACCTAGACCTTGTAAACTGTTTTCTGCATCATAATCAACTTCTACCATGATGAATACCAAATCACTCATGGTATATTGTGCTGTATTAGTCCAATGTGGCATCATTGTGGTTGCATCTACTTTTGCTGTGGTAGGGAATATCTGATTTGCACTACCTGTACCACCTGCGTATGCTCTCATACGAATTTTTCCATTCCAATTGCTGTCTGTGGTAGCATTTTTGTCTAATTTACTTACTACAGTATGTCCACTGAAGTTTAATCTAGCATCATTCCACCATATTTCACCAATTGAATATGAACCTGAGTCTGTTTTTTCACTTAACACTATACAATAATGCATAGTGTTGTTTTGATTTGATATATTTACATCAATAATAGGTCCTGAAGTATATACATCACCGTAAATCACTGGTACTTTGTTGTCTGTGCCTGGTGGTAACTGTATTCTTGTGCCTGGATCACCCATTGCACCAAGACTGGGTTTAAGATATGTGCCTAATTGTCTTGCTGTACCAACGGCAATACCCGCAGTTACAACACCTGCTACTAAGTTTGCGGCTGTAAATCCAGCACCTACTGTACCACCAAAAAATGTAAAAACTGCTTTTAAGGCTGTAATGATACCCATTATGCAGTCCTCATGTATATGCTTTCTATTTTATTCATGCCTCTTTTCTCAAGGTTAATACTAGGTGATTCTTCTAGCATAGTCATTGTGTATCCTACTATAGTATCTACTTGTAATAATTGTTCACATTGGTTTTGATACTCTAAAAACAATCTACCACCTGCACTTGTAGTTCTGTATTCTGGATCTACCCACCATGCAAGTTCTCTCATTGTTTTTTTATTAGGCAACCAAACATCATCTACTGCACCTGCCATTAAAAATCCTATTATTTTATCATCTGTTTCTGCTACTAAAAATATTCCACCTATTCTCAAATAATCAAATGTTTTATTAATGTGATTGACATTGTATTGTGGATTATGATAGTATTCAACTGGTGCGGCATTGGCAAAATCTTTGAACAAACCTTGTATTTCATAAAAATCTTTTCTTTCTGCGTTTCTTACTTCCATTATCTTTCCTGTGCTCTTCCACTACGGCCACGGTTACCACCGCCTCCGCCACCGCCTCCACCACCACCACCGCCACCAACGCCTGTACCTGGTTTGTATTCCATACCAAAGTCAAATTGTAG